ACGAAGTGGTGTAACTGCACTTATCTTTTTACCAGTTGATGGGTTTTGAAGTTTCATCATCACCATAGCAGCGGCTGCACTAGCGGCGGGATTCTCACTCATCAAATACTCTTTCACCTTATTTGGTAGGTCATCATGTTTTGTAGATGCAAAATCTTTAGTTGACTTCTTCTTCATTGATTTAGCTGCGTCCTTTACTGCTTTACTCACTTTACTTGCTGGAACCTCACCCTTTTTATAAGCGTGAACCAATCCCATAAATCTTTGTTGTGCTTTAGACCTAGATGGCACTATTTAAATTTCTTTCTGATTTTAATCATTTCTCTCATAAACTTTGTGACAGTTTCTTTGTATACTTTTTTTAAATCTTTACTTAATTTTACACTATTAGGGTTACCATCACGAAGAAATACTTGTTCTAACTTCAACATCCTCTCACGAAGTTTACCTTCAGCTTTTACTAAACGTTGAACTTCTTTATCAGCTGGTCTTTGGTCTTGTGGCCCTTCATTAACACTACTATCTTTTTTTTCTATCACATCTTCGAGTGTTGGTAATGGTTCTCCAAACTTTCTATTCCATGCACTTTCACTAAGTATTTTTTTTAACTTAATCACGTGTTTTTCCTTTTAAACTGGTCTAATTTTATTTTAAATTCAATAAAGCTTCTTTTATATAAACGTTGTAATTCTAATACTTGTGGTTTGTAATTAGCATCTTTATCTTTAGCTAACTCTTTAGTTAAACTCTTCAGTAATCTATCAACTCTACTAATAGCGTCCTCTAAACTATCGAAATCACCTTTATATCCACCAGAACCCATATTGATTTTATCCTCATTAAGTTCGTGACGATATTCTTTCCATTTAGATAAAAAACTCATTTAACCTCTCATTATATCGTTAATGATTGATTCAACCTTACAATACTCACCACAAGTTCTACCTTGTTGTTTGTCTACCGACTCATTCATTGGGTACATAAACGCTCCATGAGTAGATGGATTCGATACAAAGTCAAACGCTATAAGTTCAAAATCAGGTTGAACTTTTACCACTTGGTCACCATCTTCGTTTACAGTTTCTACTGAACCCATACCACGAGAAGAGATACCAAGTTTGATACCTGCTTTAAATAATTCTTTTAATATATTACCACTTGGTGTACCAACAACTTCTACAGTACCTAATAGGTTATCACCTTCCCAATGCATCTCTGTTATATTATGAGAAACGTTTTGAAGGTTAACTACAGAACTCTCTGGGTGGTCTAACTCACCCATAGCTCTTTTTTCGTTTACAAATTCTTTTTCGTATTTTTTCGCTTCTCTCATAAGAGTTTCACGAGGATATATTCTACCATTTTGATTTTTAGCTTCCGCTCTTTGTAATACACCCTTAACAACTAACTTACCATTATTCTCTTTAATGGATTCGTTAATTTGGTCAGGTGTAATCTGAAATGGTAAATAATCGACTATAAGTTGTTTCATTATTTTAAACTTCCTACTTTAGTTGCTAATTTAACTAATCTTTCTGAAATCTTTGAGAGTGCTTTATGTGTATTTTTCCAATAATTTCTTGAATCCACGTTTAACTCATTTTTAAGACGAACATTCATTTTAATTGTTTTATCTAAAGAATCTAAAGCGTGTCTAACTTCTCTAACTGACATACCAATTTTTTGTTTTGGTGATAGTGTTTCGTCATTTCTCCAATCGTGATATTTTCCTTCATTAACATTTTCAAGTTTCTTATCAACTTGTTTTGCTTTAGAAACACCAACTCTATTTACACTTATAATATCTTTACGACCTTTTTTAAGAGCCTTAGCAACTTTCATAACTGCTTCACCTTTACCACCAGCGTCAACTATTACACTACCCATTTCTGTTTTAACGTGAAATTTAGCTTCATTTACTTTAGTATAACCCATAGCCTTCATTATAGCTTTTTCTTTATCTTTATCTTTTTTAGATTTAGGTTTAGATTGGAAAGCATATGGTGTTTTTGGGGGCCCCGCACCACCGTCTAAATTACCAGTCATAGAAGCCTCTTCCATCTCTTGACGTATTAGACCTCTAATTAATTCTTTTAGTTTATCTCTTGTGGACATTGTTAATCTCTTTTTCAAGTTCATAATATCTCATTAAATTTAAAACTTGTTTTTCTGTAACTATCTGTCCCTTTTTCAAGGTTTCAATTTGTTTAATTGCTTCTGATAATTTAATTTTTGTTATATTATCATCTACTAATGGTAAATGTTTTTGTAATTGTTTTTTAGTTTTATTTACTTGTGTATCGACAAACTCTCTTAGAGAATTTGTGTTAGAAATGTTGTTAATATAATTTTTTAACAAACCCTTTTGTGATTCATTTAATGTTTTATATTTAGTGTTAAACTTATCAACAAGTATTTGGTAAGCTAATAAACGTAAATCTTTATCTTTTTCTTTATATTCTCTTAAAAAATTATCATTTTTAACTGAGGTCTTTTTTCCTACTATATTTTCAAGTACAGTAAATTTAGAATTAACTACATCCTCTGGATTGAAATTATCTGTAGTTGATTCAGCTTGAAATATATTATATATAGAGGCTAAGATTTTATAGTTAGGAAGACGAACATTCATAAAATCAGTTACATTATAATTCTCTTTTATCTCCTTAATGAGATTATACTTCTCGTTACGAAGCTTAGAATTACTAAGTCTTTGTCTTGATTTAATAACAGTTTCTAACAACTGTGTCGCTTTATCTGCAGAAGGATATGTTTTTTCTGATAATACACGATATAGTTGTAGTTCTTTACCCAACTCCGTATTTTCATTAAAAAAATGTTTTACGAGCTTTACTGTCTTGGTGTCTTTACCCTCTAAAACGTCTGCAGTTATTTGTCTTGTTAACACTTCAAAAAGAATACTAGTATTCTTTATTTTAGAATGTTTTAATTTACGAGCCATCAAAATACTCCAATATTTTATCTGTACTTATTCATAAATAAATATAAAGTTATGTAATAATTATTCATTTTAACTATCTTTGTTTACAGAAGTTACCTCTTTCTTATATTCATCTTCAAGTTCGGATACTTCTGTGATAATTTTTGTGTCTTTAGTGGTAATATTCATTGATTTTTTCAATGCATCATAGTGTGATAGTGCTAATGGTTTACCATATTTAGGTGCTCCACTACCACCTTTCTTCATATCATGTGCTCCCAATGGGTCTCTACCACGTGTTCCACTATCTTTACCATACTTATTAGGTTCTTTTGGTCTACCAGCTCCTTCAAAACCACCCTCTGGTGCTCCACCTTTATCGTCTAATTCGTGACCTGTTCTACCCATTGCCATATCTGATGGTGTACCTTGTGATTCACCAGTTTTAGCTGGGTCATTACCTTCATTTTCTATTTGTTGTCTTCTAAACTTTTGTTTATAATCAAATACTATCTTATCGTCTTCTTGTTTTATTTGTTCATCTGTAAATTCAAATATATTTTTATAAATCCATTCTGATGAAACTAAACCGTCTTGTATCATTGAAGAAGCTAATTGAGTTTTGTTATTCCATAGTTCTATTTTTTCTTGCTCATATATAGTAGATGGATTAGTTAAACCTAATTCAAAGTTAACTAAGTCTGAATCTTGATAACCTTGAGCAAATAAATGTACAATACCTATTTTAGTTAATTCTGATAATGTGATTCTTTGTATTCTTTCAATCGTACGAGCAAAACGAACATCTTCTGCTGCTAGTGTAGCTTTAGAACCTACTTGTTCTTCATATCCTAAAAACGCTTTTGGTATTCTAAGTGAAGCTAGTAGTTTATTTTTTAAATATTCAATGTCTTCTGTTGCTTCATAGGTTAAACCAGGTAATGACTCTATACTTGTACCACTATCACCTCCTCGTACTGGCATAAAAAAATCTTCTGTTATGTTTTGCATATTGTATTTTAAATTATAGTCACCTGTATTCTCATCAACAACAGGTGCTTTTTTCATTTTGTTTACAATCTGTTGCATATAATTATCAACTTCACTTGGTGGTATATTACCAATATCAATTTTGAATACACGTTTTTCAGGAGCTCTCATAATTCTATGAATTAACATAGCGTCTTCCATAAGTGAAAGTTGTTTCCAAATCTTACGACCACCTTCAACTTGTGATTTACCATAAGGTAAATAATTAGAATCAGAAAGTAATCTAAAGTGAGCAACTTCATAGTTTTCTAACTCTTCTTTATGAGCAGATGTGTCAGCTGACTTATATCTATGTTCATTAGTTGCTGATTCTATAATATACTTTACGTACTCTGGATTTTCTGGGTCTAAACCTTCTAGTCTTGAGACATCATATACAGACATTGGTACTACGTTTGTGATACCATATTTTTCGTTGATTTCTAATTTTAAGAAGAAATCTCCATATTTACACATATTACGAACCCAAGGCCATAAATTAAATTCGATATTAATAATATCATAATACAAGTTGTGCAGTATTTGTTTGATTTGGTCGTTGTCTGTTTTAATTTGTAAAACATCACCATATTCTGATTTCATAGTAGATTCATCTGCGTATATATCAAGTGCTGATGATACAATTGGGTCACTATCCATACTTTCATAATCTTTAAAAAGATTTAGTCTCATTGATTTTGTCAATAATGAATCTGAATATCCACTAAGACCTGAATTAGTAAATAATTTTTGATATCTATCAATAAGATTATTATGTGCAATAGATTGTGTACGACTTGTATCAGAAACTTTTAGTTTTTTTCCACCTACGTTTCTAACAACTACGTTCGTAGAAAATAATCTTCTTAATCTACCAAATAATGTTGTGTCGGCCATTTTTACCTCTTTAGTTAATTAACCATTCTAATGATTCTTGTTTTTTATTAATATCTATAGTCCAAGTGTTATTTTGAGTGTCTTTAGGTGTATAAGCTCCTTGATTAGAATTAATACTACTTACAGCCTTCTTTTGTAATTCTATACCTTCTGTTCTCAATCTAAGTGCAGTTTCTCGTATCCATAATCCCATAGCGTATGACATTACTAAGTCATCGTTATAGCCTCTCATCGCTTCTGCTCTACTCCCGTTATATATAAATACAAACAACTCATCAATTAATCGCTGTGAATGTACTATAGATAATTTTTCTCTAAAAAATTCTTCTAACTTCGCAATAACAAGTGGTCTTGTTTTTTGTGTTAATGTAAATCCAGGTACTACCTGTTTTTCTAAACGATTAATTTTATTATTAATTTGTTTATGTGTATCTACATATTGTAAATCTTTACTCATATAAAATAAATTGTCATACTGTCTATCTATTACTTGTTGTATTGTAGCCCAACCAATATTATTGTTCTCAATCACTAGTAATGCATTGTTATATTCTGTTGCTATATTGACTAGTAGATTACCATAGTCTCTTGTAGATATTCTACCTTTGTATTCTGCTACTTGTTCGACATTTTCAATATCAATTACGTGAAAAGCAGAATAGTCTGTAGAGTCACCTCTACTCACGTCAGCACATACTATATAATCTTTAGTATAGTTTGGTGGTTTCCATATCCACACATTTGAATCTATACCTCTTTTCTCTACAGGTTCAGAAACTTGTGATGTTCTATATTCTTCTAATATTACACCATCAATAACGCTTTGACCAGAAGTAATGAAGTCACAATCACATTCTTGAGCAGCTAGAGATGGACCTAACAATGCATCTTGTTCATCTCTCCATTCTTGACCTCTATCTGGATGAACAGTCCAAAACAATTTTGTAAAATTAAAGTCATTCAACCCATCTTCAGCATCCATCCAAGTTCTATGAAACCAATTACCAACACCATTAGGTGTAGATAAAGCTATACATTGACCACCTGTTGATAACGTCTGAGAAGCAGCTGCCCATATTGTATCAATTTTATCAATAAAAGCTGCCTCATCAAGTATCAATAATGATAGA